TGGCGTCCAAGGCCAAGCCTGCTCCGATGAAGGGTGGCAAGAAATGAACCTGCCAACAACCCTGTACAAGTCGCCTGGATCGTTCAAAGTTCCTGGCACCCGCGACAGCTATCGCTACATTGGCGTGAAAACGCAAGAAGAACTGGACCATTATATGGCCAACGGCTGGTTCGAAAGTCGTGACGCAGCCATTGCTGCGCGCAAAGCTCCCGTGGCCAACCCTGCCACATTGAACACTTCCTCCGCACCTTCTCAACCGACTGTCGATGAGGCCGCACCACCGACCCGCGCAGAACTGGAGCAGAAGGCCCAAGAACTGGGAATTTCCTTCACTGAGCGCACCACGGACGCCAAACTCAGCAAGGCGATTCTGAAAGCCCTAGGAGCCTGACCATGGGATGGACCAAGCGCCAATTCATCGCCCAAGCCTTCGAGGAAGTCGGACTGGCCTCGTATGTGTTCGACTTGAAGCCCGAGCAGCTGCAGTCTGCGCTGCGGCGTTTGGACGGGATGATGGCGGCTTGGAACGCCAAGGGCATCCGGCTCGGCTACCCGTTGCCTTCTTCCCCGCAAGACAGCTCGTTGGACGAGGAAACGCTCGTGCCAGACTCGGCGCTGGAGGCGATTTACTTGAACTTGGGCGTGCGCATCGCTCCTGGATACGGCAAGCAGGTGGCGCAAGACACCAAGATGAACGCCAAGGCTGCATACGACACGCTGCTCGCTCGCGCGACGTTGCCTCCGCTGATGCAAATGCCTGGAACGATGCCTGCTGGTGCTGGCAACAAGCCTTGGCAAGTGTATGACCAGCCTTTCCTCAATCCGCCGCAAGACCCTGTGCTCGCAGGGCAAGACGGCCCAATCGAATACAACTGAAGGAGCCGCAATGCCCACCATCAATCAACTCCCGCTGCTCACCACGCCTTCCACCGGTGATCAGATTCCTGTCTACACGCCCAACAACGGAGACGCACGGCGCGTGCCGATCAATGCGCTGTTGCAGCTGTTCCAGGCGCAGTTTGCATCTCCGACGCTCAGCACGCAGTTTGCGACGCCTGGCACCGGATTCAACATTGCCGTGCAAACCCCAGTCAGCCAGCAGCAGTGGCTTTTGATTCAACCGGCTGGCACGCTGGCCGCAGGCACTGTGACGCTGCCGCTGAACACTGCGACGCCCGACGGCACTGAGCTGCTGGTTACGACGACGCAGCAAATCACGAGCTTCACGCTGGCATTGAACGGAGCGGCTGATGCGTTTGGAGCTCCCAGCACGCTGGCGGCTGAGGACTTCTTCCGCATGCGCTACTACGCCAACACCAACAGCTGGTACCGGATTGCCTAATATGGCCGCCAAAAAAGACCCTCGTCTGGAGCGCGTTGGCGTGCAAGGCTTCAACAAGCCCAAGCGCACACCCGCTCATCCGACCAAGAGCCACGTCGTCGTGGCCAAGGAAGGCGAAAAGGTCAAGACCATTCGCTTCGGCCAGCAAGGCGTTTCCGGCTCCCCCAAGCGCGAAGACGAGTCCAAGGCGGACAAGGCGCGTCGCGAGTCTTTCAAGGCTCGACACGCCAAAAACATCGCCAAGGGGAAAATGAGCCCTGCCTATTGGGCAGACAAAGTGAAGTGGTGAACTGAAATGCAAATCCCAATCCTCAGCGGCATCTACACCGACAACGGCCCAGACCTGCGCACGTCGTACCCTGTCAACATGGTGCCCGTGCCCAAAGCGTCTGGCGTCAGCACGGAGTTTTTGCGCCCTGCGGACGGGATTGTTGGCAATGGAGTTGGCCCTGGCATTGACCGTGGCGGCATCAATTGGAACGGCATCTGCTATCGCGTGATGGGCAGCAAACTGGTTGCCGTGGCCAGCGACGGAGCAGTGACAGTGCTTGGTGACGTTGGCGGTCCAACAGAAACTCTTGTCTCGATGGACTACAGCTTCGACCGGCTGGCCATCGCGTCTGGCGGTCGGTTGTATTATTGGAGCAACGCGCTTGGCTTGGTGCAAGTTACCGACCCAGACCTTGGTTTGGTGCTTGATGTTGTTTGGGTTGACGGCTACTTCATGACCACAGACGGCACAAGCCTCGTCGTGACGGAGCTTGCCGACCCGACGCAGGTCAACCCTCTGAAATACGGCAGCTCCGAGGTCGACCCAGACCCTGTTGTTGCATTGCTCAAGCTGCGCAACGAGGTCTATGCTCTGAACCGCAACACCATCGAGGTGTTCGACAACGTGGGCGGCGAGTTTTTCCCATTCCAGCGCATCGACGGAGCCCAGGTGCAGAAGGGCGTGATCGGCACTTTTGGTTGCTGTGTTTTTGTTGAGACCGTTGCATTCCTCGGCTCTGGTCGCAACGAGGCTCCTGGCATTTATCTTGGCGCGAATGCAACTTCTTCCAAGATCAGCACGCAAGAAATTGACGAGCTGCTGCAGACCTACACAGAAGCGCAGCTCGCAGTCGTCAAGCTCGAAGCACGCAACGACAAAGCACACCAACATTTGTATGTTCATCTTCCTGATCGCACAATCGTCTACGACGCCTCTGCGTCTGAAGCGCTCAAGCAACACGTCTGGTTCGTGCTTACAACTTCCACAGCAGGCTTCGGTCAGTTCCGCGCTCGCAACATGGTTTGGTGCTACGACAATTGGCTCGTTGGAGATCCGTTGTCCAGCGCGATCGGCAAGTTCGTTCAGGACACCAGCGACCACTGGGGACAGATTGTCCGTTGGGAGTTCGGCACGATGATGATGTATAACGAAGGCAACGGAGCCATTGTGCATCAGCTAGAGCTCGTTGCGCTCACGGGCCGTGTGGCGTTGGGCAAAGACCCGATGATCACCACGAGTTATTCGCTCGACGGTCGTTCTTGGAGCCAAGACCACGCAGTCCGAGCAGGCAAACTCGGCGACAACGGCAAGCGAGTCGCATGGTTTCAACAAGGCCACTGGCGCAACTGGCGCGTGCAGCGCTTCCGTGGAGACAGCCAAGCACACTGCTCCTTTGTGCGCCTCGAAGCACGCATTGAGCCTTTGGCATTCTGACAATGGCCACGCAAAAGCTCAATCTCACTCGCGACCAGCTCGCCACGTTCCTCAAGAACCACGAGCAGATCAAGCAGTTCGAGCGCCTATTCCAGATTGCCGACGAAGTTGCTCCAAGCAGCGACACACAAGGCATTGCAATAGTTGCAGAAAATGCTCAGTCCGCTGCAAACGAGGCTCTCGCGCAGTTGGTGGTGCTTGCCCGTGACGCTGCGCTCAACAGCGGCAATGCAGACAACAAGGCCCAACAAGCGCTGGACGCTCTCGGTCGCATCGCCAATGCGGTCGAGTTGGCTGCGCTGCAACCGGTCATCCAGAGCAACAACTCGGTGGTGACGGATTACATCGACCTGCCAGAGATCGGCCCTCATGTTTCGCAAGCTCGACGCGTGCAGTGGAACCAAGACGACGGCACGATGGATGTTGGCTTGTACGGTGGAAGCGTGCTGCAGGTCGGCCAAGAGCTGGTGTACTACGCCAAGAACACCAGCGGAGCGCTGATTGCTAACGGCACGCCTGTGATGTTCACCGGAACTGTCGGCTCGTCTGGCAAGCTCACATTCGGATTGGCCATCGCCGACGGGTCGGTGCTTGCCGACTACATGATGGGCGTGACCACGCAGGATGTTGCCGACAACGCATTCGGATACGTGACCAACTTCGGCCTGGTGCGCGGCTTCAACACCACTGGCGCACCTTATGGCGAGGCGTGGGCAGACGGAGACCTTCTGTATTTCGACCCCGCAACGCCTGGCACGTGGACAAATGTAGCACCACAGGCTCCGAATGTTGATGTTCCTGTGGCCGTTGTGGTCAATGCTGGCAGTGGCGGATCTGGCTCAATCTTTGTGCGCATGACTGTGGCCGAGTCGCTGGCAAGGCTCCAGGACGTCTACATAAATGGAACAGGCACACCAAACGACTTCGACGTGCTGCTCTACGACGCAACTCAGTCCCGCTGGGAAAACAAACCCGCATCTGCTGTGCAGGTGCTTGAATGGATGAGCATGTAATGGCATTTCAGAACATCACCCCAACCAAGCTCGGACAAGCTGCGATCACCACTGGTGTTACCACGCTGTACACCGTGCCGGCCAGCACGCGCACGCTGCTTAAGGAATTCAGCATCGCCAACACAACTGGCGCGGCCATCAATGTGCGCGTGTTCCTGGTGCCTTCGGCTGGCGCTGCTGCCACAAGCAATTCTTTCCTGTATGATGTGTCTGTTCCGGCCAACAACGCCCTTCAGTACAACGGCGTTCAAGTTATGAACGCAGGCGACACCATACAAGTCCAAGCCGCATCGGCAGGCCTGACAATCATCGCCAGCGGCGCTGAAGCAATTTAAGGAGAAACGAAATGACCGTAACCGCAAAACCCCTCATTGGATCCAAGCAGATGGAGGCGGCGCAGACCACGCAATACACCGCCACCAACTGCACGGCCATCATCGACAAATTCACAGCCACCAACACCAGCGCCAGCAATGCCGTGATCAGCGTGCATCTGGTCAGCAGTGGTGGCAGCGCAGGCCCGACCAACCTGATCGTGGACAACCGCGCCATTGCGCCGGACGAGACCTACACCTTCCCAGAGCTGGTTGGCCAAGTGCTGGCCAATGGCGGGTTCATTTCTACGACTGGCACTGCAACGGCGCTAACAATTCGGGCCAGCGGCAGGGAAATCACCTAGTCCTTGCCGCAATGAAATATTTCAGCGAAAATACTTGTGCTGAGCCGTCCGAGCCGCCAGCAGCTCAAAATTCCCTGCAAAGGAGTGAGAGCTGATGTCTGACACCAACTGGTTGCGCAAAAACCTTGCCGAAGGTTTGCATTTGCCTGCGTCGGTTGTGGACTGGCTCATCGCACTCTTCGAGGCGTTTCAGCTTTTCGACGATGTGGCAGACGGAGACGCCGTGCAACGCGGCGACTTGGACAAGGTGCTTTGGAATGTGTTTGTGGCAATGCCGCAAAATCCGTTCTTCGTCAAAGAGGCGCATCAGCTGATTCCGCTGGTCGGCGCTCAAATTCTCAAGTGGCAAGCCTCCGATAAGGCCGAGCGCAGCGGCAGTGCTGACGCCAAGGCGTTCGTTTGGCGTGCCGGTTATTACGACATTGTGCTGTTTTCCGTGGCTCTCGTTCATGGTCCACAAGCCGCGACTGCGGTTTCTGAACAGGTGTTGCGCTTGTATGGCGAGCAACTGGAAGACTACCTGAAGGAGTTCAAAAATGCCTGATCCAATAACGGGTCTAATCGTCGGCGGAACGACGCTGTTGGGCGGCGCGATGCAGGCTGACGCCGCTGGCGACGCCGCTGGCATCCAAGCCGAATCTTCTGCTGCTGGCATCGCCGAACAGCGCCGTCAATTCGACGCCCTGCAAGCGCTGCTCAAGCCCTACGTCGAAGCTGGCACACCAGCATTGGCAGCTCAGCAGGAGCTGCTAGGTCTGAAAGGACCAGCAGCCCAAGAATCCGCCATCAGCGGCTTGGAGCAGTCCCCGCTGTTTCAGGGCTTGGTGCAACAAGGAGAAAGCGCAATCCTGCAGCAAGCGTCTGCCACTGGCGGACTGCGTGGCGGCAATGTTCAGGCCGCGCTGGCTCAGTTCCGTCCTGCCATGCTGCAAAAAGCCATCGAAGACCAATATGCACGACTCGGAGGCATGACCACGTTGGGCCAGCGTTCTGCAGCAGGTGTTGGTGCAGCAGGCATGGAAAGTGCCTCCGACATCTCTGGCTTGTTGGCTCAGCAAGGCGCAGCTTTGGCCGGTGGCGAACTTGGCCAAGCAAAAGCTTGGGGAAATGTTCTCAATCTGCCAGCGCAAGTGCTCGGCATGCAGTACGGTGCTGGTGGCAAGATGGGCATGGGCTTCGGCAACTTGTTCGGATAAGGAGCTCAAATGGTCGCCCCAATAGATTACAGCATCAACGTACAAAGCCCCTTCGAGGCCGCTCTCGGCGGATTCAAGGTTGGCGCAACAGTGGCTGAAATGCAGGCTCAGCGCGAAGCCGCTCAAGCCGAAGCCGCTCTCAAAAAGCAACAGCAAGAGGCCGCAGCAGCTGCCCAGACCGAGTTGCGCAACCTCTTCGCCAACCCCAACCCGACGGCCACCGACTTTGCACGCGTGAGTGCTCTGTTGCCCAAGGACATGTCTGAAAGTGTCCGCAAAAGCTGGGACATGCTCAACGCCGACCAGCAAAGCAATCGGCTTTCGCAAGCTGGCCAGGTGTACTCTGCCCTGAACGCTGGCTCTCCTGAAGTCGCCACAAGGCTCCTGTCCGATCAGGCAACTGCTTACCGCAACGCTGGCAACGAGCGCGAGGCCAAAGCTGCCGAGACTTACATCGAGCTGATCAAGATGAACCCCGACTCGGCCAAGACCAACATCGGGCTGATGATTTCGCAGCTTCCTGGTGGCGACAAAGTGATCAGTTCTGTGTCCACGCTGCAAGGCGAGCGTCGAGCAGAGGAAAAGCAACCATTCGAGGTAAGCAAGGCACGCAGCGAGTCGATCATCAAGGAAGCCGAAGCCAAGTTCGCACCCGACAAGTTCTTGGCAGAACTCGGACTCACCAAGGCTCAGATCAACTCCGCCAACCAAGCCGCCGCCGCATCCAAAGCAGCAGCTGCAAAGTCTGGCGCTGAAGCTCAACGAGCAGCTGCTGAAGCCAATCAAATCACCGCTGGCATCATTCCTGCTGAAAAGCGTCCAGAGGCAGAAAGCAAGTTCCGCAAAGAATACAGCGACCAGACCAAGAGTTTCCAAGAAGTCAAGTCGGCCTACAGCCGTGTGTTGGCGTCTGAAGATTCGGCAGTCGGCGATCTGTCCCTGATTTTCGGCTACATGAAGATGCTCGACCCTGGTTCTGTTGTGCGTGAAGGCGAATTCGCCACGGCACAGAATGCTGCAGGAGTGCCCGAGCGCATCACCAACATCTACAACAAGGTCGTCAGCGGCGAGCGTCTGAGCAAGTCACAGCGCGATTCGTTCAAAGGCCAAGCAGGCAAGTTGTACAAGTCTGCTGGTGAACAAGAGGCCACCGTGCGCCAAGGCATCGAGCGCATCGCCAAAGGTTACGGCCTCAACACACAGAACATCTTCTACACGCCAACCGAAGTCGCACCAACTGGTGGCGGTGCAGCTCCTCCGGCCCCTGGTGGCGGTCGTCCCGCTGCTGGTCAGCGCAACGTGACGGTGGATTATTGAAATGCCATATTCGATCACGACCAAAGACGGCATCACAATCAACAACATCCCCGACGATGTTGCGCCGGATTCGCCAGAGCTGAAGGCTCGGGTCGCAAAGATCAGGGCCGGTGGCGGTGCAGCCGCGCTGGAAGCGCCTACCGCAGAGAAGAAAGACCTTGGCTTCTTCGGCAGCATTGCTGAATCGGTCACCGGTCGTGAACGCGCGACTCAGGAAACGCAAACGCTGCCCGACTGGGCAACGATGCCTGAGCTGAACAGCTTCAGCGTTGCGAGCTTGAAGACCGGCCTCGGCACATTGCTCAGCAATCCGCAAGAAACCGTTCAGGTCATTCAGGCCAACTTTCCTGGCGTCAAGGTTCGCCAAGACGAGAAGGGCAACTTCCTGCTTCAGTCTTCGATCGATGGCAAAGAGTACGCCATCAAGCCTGGATTCCAAGTCTCCGACATCCCACGCGCTGCAGGCGCGGCTTTGGCGTTCACGCCAGCCGGTCGTGCAACAACGATTCCTGGTGCAGTCGCTGCAGGTGCTGGCACGCAGGCCGTGATCGAAGCGACTCAGGCAGCAACTGGCGGCAAGTTCGACACCGGCGAGGTCGTCACAGCAGGAATCACCGGTGGTGCTGTTCCTGCGGTCACCAAGACCGTTCAGGCCGTGCGCGGTGCACGCGCCGCTGCCAAGCCTGCTGCCGCAGCAAAAGCTGCTGGCGCCAAGGCCGCAATGCCCGTGGAAGAGGTCGTTCCTGCTGGCGCTGCGCCAGTTTCTCAACCAGCCGCTGCATCTGCAGCTCCTGTCGTTGACGCCGCTGCAGAAGTTGGTGAGTTGACCCGCAAAGCTTCCGGCAAAGGGTTCGGTTCTGCATCTGCTCGCACCAAGCTCGCCGAGATGGCGCAGGTGAACCCTGAAGCCAAAGCTGCAGCCGATCGACTCGGGTTGGAATTGCCGTTCGACGTGTTCAGCGACAACCCGCAAGTGCGTGCAGCCGTAGGCCTGACGCGCTCGGTGGCAGGAAGTGAGGCGGAGGCGGCTTGGCGCACGACGGTGACGAACGCAATCGACAAGGCCGACGATGCCATCAAGCAGTTCGACGCCGCATTCGTCGAAGGCACGGTCAGCCCTGCGACAGTTTCCGAGAAGGTGCGCACATCGCTCACCAACACTCGCAGCGCATTGAATGCAGAAGCCACCAAGCTCTACGACGAAGTCAATGCCGCCGTGCCCAAGACATCGCCGATCGACTTCCCAAAGCTGAAGGAAACGCTCGACACAATCGTTTCCGAGGTTGGCGAAGACGGCTTGTCGACGCAAGAAAAACGGCTGATGAAAATGATCAGCTCTGAAGGCAACACCTACGGTCGGTTGCTGCGCGAGAAAAACCTGATCGGACAGGCGGTCGCAGGCAAAGAGTCTCCCTACGGCAACATGGAAGCTGGCGCGTTGAAGCGCTTGTACGCCGCGCTGTCGGAAGACCAGCTTGTCAATGTGGCAGGCTTGGCCGGTGAAGAAATGCGCACCAAGTTGCGTGCCGCCAACCTCATCTACGCCAAGGAGCGTGCTCTCGGCAACCGCATCGTCAACGCCTTCGGCGAAGAGCTGGAAGGGTCCATTGCCACCAAGATGCGCACAGCAATCACCGGTGCTGCCAAGGGCGACGTCAAGGAATTCAACAAACTGCTCAAGGTCGTGCCCGAAGACCTGCGCAAAGAGACGTTGGCCACTGCGCTGGCTTCCGTGACGCGCTCGGCTCGTGGCGCAGAGCGTGGTGGTTTCGGCTTCAGCGAGTACGCCAAGATCTACCAAGGCTTGCGTGCCAATCCGCAGGTCTACAAAACCTTTGTCGACACGCTCGGCAAGGACTCTGCCAACGTCATGCGCGACTTGTACGAAGTGTCCAAGCGCATAACCGAAGCACGCGCCAATGTTCTCACAACCGGTCGCGCCAACCAAGCCATGGTCGAAAGCCTCAAGGCCGAAAGCATCGTCGGCAAGGTCATGGAAAGCACGCTCGCCAAAGGCGTCGTCACTGGCGTTTCTGCGATGGGCGGAGGCCCAATGGCTGCTGCTGGTGCATCAGTCGTCACGAATGCACTGACGCAAGGCAACAAAGACGCTGTCAAGGCCGCTGGCAAGATGTTCGCCAGCGAAGAATTCCAGAGGCTCGTCACCGAAGCTGCCACACAAGCCGAACCCTCCAAAGCCGCTCTGCGCAGACTTGCAATGTCCAAGGCGTTCAAGGAATACGCCGACATCATCAAGATGCCCAAAGAACTCAACCAGCGCGAGCAATGGTTGTTGAACGCCATGCAATCGCAACGCCAATTTGAACAGGAGCAGTGAGGATGAATCGATGCTTGCAACTCTTCGTAAATGGATCGCATGGCTGCTTGCGTGGCTCCGGTCATGCTTCCGATCTGAACCTGAACCAATCCAAGGAGAACCAGTAATGTCCGCACTCTCGATTCAACCAACCTATCCGATCTTCACGGACATCGATGGTCAGCCTCTTGAGGCAGGCTTTGTCTGGATTGGCACGGCAAACCTTGACCCACAGGTCAACCCAATCAGCGTCTTCTGGGATGCTGCTCTTACCGTTCCAGCAGCGCAGCCAGTCCGCACACTTGGCGGCTATCCGTCCAACAACGGTTCGCCAGCTCGCCTGTACGTCAACAGCGATTACAGCATCCGTGTGATGAACAAGAACGGCAGCGTTGTTTACAGCGCACCAACAGCGACTGAACGTTACAGCGATGTGGTCGTCAACGGCATCAATGCTTCGCAGGTCACATACGACCCTGCTGGAGTTGGCGCTGTCCAGACGACGCAGGAAGATTACAACCGAAGGACTGTCTGGGTTGAGGACTTCCTTCCGGATGGTTTTGATTACGCGACAGACGATGCGCAACCTTATTTCCAGGCTGCGATCAATTCTGGAGCGACTCAGATCAACATGACGGAAAACGTCTACTTGACGAGTGCGCCAATTCAAATTCCTGGTGGCATCCACCTTGTCGGCAAAGGCGCTTCTGCAACGACCATTCGCAAGACGACGACCACAGTCGGCACTGGCAGTAACACAGCACGTGGCGGCGCAATCACTGACAGCTACGCTAAGAACGCGATCATCATCTTCACCCATGCCGACAACGGATACAACTACAACTCGTCGGTTCGTGGCGTTACGTTGGCCAGTGATGGTTACATCGTTGAGTACGGCATCTACGCACCGCGCATGTCGCAGTTCTGGTTGCAGGACGTGCAAATTTACCAGTGCCGGTATGGTTGGGTTGCAAACGATGCTTGGCTGATCGAATTCGACAAAGTTGTTGTCAACGCGAACACGCAGCACGGCATCAATGGTGGCCCGACTTATGGCTGGGCAGGTGACACTTATGGCATCTGGTGGCAGAACGACGGGTCTGGTGGTGGCACCGGAACGTCTTTCAACGCCAACAACTGCTGGACCCGAGATTGCGATTACGGCTTCTACCTCTATGGCTTGTCGTACAGCAATCTGAATGGCTGTGCATCAGACAACATCAGCAAGTGCGCCTACTATTTCCAACTGACTCGCATCAGCCTCAATGGGTGCGGGTTCGAGAACGTGCAGGCAAACTTCAGCGCGATCACTTGCGATTTCTCGAACGTGGTTTTCAACAGTTGCGACAACTACGCAATCTATGGAGCGTCAAGCGGCACAACAGCAATGCTGAAGGTCGAAGGCGGCTCCGTGGTGTTGAACTCGTGCCGCTGGAGCAATTTTGCCGTTGCGAATGCTTCCTACAACTTGATCATTCAGAACGGCGGCAAGCTGATCAACAACGGCTCTACGCTTCCGACGAACGGAAACAGCTACATCAGCTACAGCAACGGCGCTCAATACATAAACAACACCAACAACCCACCATACATTGCTTCCTCTGAAATCAGCGGCAATGGTCGCTATCTGATGGGTCGTGTGCGTGACAACCAAGTGCAGGAAAAGATCGGTAAAGCCGTTCTGTCTGCCGGTTCTGTCATTGCCACATTCACTGCCGCGCTTGTCGCCAGTGTTGAGTATGGAACCTGCAAATTCCGAGTTTCATACTACGATGGAGCGTATCCAACAACTGTTGGCATGGCCGAGTTCATTGTGTCTGTTTATCAAGACTCGGCTGCAAACTACCGTGAGGCTTTGACTGTTATTGCAAACGTCGCTGCTGGCAATACCGGTGGTGCAGTGACCCCTCCGTCATTCACGATCTCTCGTGCTGGTGCTGTTTGGTCTGTGACTATGACGCCTGCTTATGGAGATGCAACTGCATACACAATCACGGCTGAGATGCAAAACATTGTCGGCATCACGCTGGCCCTGCCATAAGGAGAAATAAATGCTCAAGACAGTTTCTTCAATCGCCAACGCCATCGGCGCGTTGAACTACAAAGGCACCTGGAATGCCAACACCAACAGCCCAGCACTGGCTTCTGGTGTTGGCACCAAGGGCGACTATTACGTCGTCAGCGTTGCAGGAAATACGACCGTCGACGGCATCTCCGCATGGGGTGTTGGCGACTGGATCGTGTTCAACGGCACGGCGTGGCAGAAGGTCGAAGGCGGCTCTGCAGAGTTAGCGCTGAACGCTCAGACAGGAACCAGCTACCAGTTGGCGCTGTCTGATGCTGGCAAGCTTGTCACGCTCACCAATGCTGCAGCCATCACGCTCACCGTCCCGACCAATGCTGTGTCTGCGTTCGCCATCGGAACGGAGATCGACATTGCTCAGTTCGGAGCCGGCCAGGTCACGGTGTCGAGTGCTGCCACAATCCGCGCGACACCAGGCACCAAGCTGCGTGCTCAGTACAGCGCAGGCTCGTTGATCAAGGTCGCTGCCGACGAGTGGCTCCTGGTCGGAGACCTGACATCATGATCAACGCAGGCATCATGGCCTCCGGCTTCAACAAGCCCTACAGCGTCGAATACCTAGTCGTTGGGGGCGGTGGTGGCGGCGGCATTGATGCGACTTATTTTGGTGGCGCTGGTGCAGGCGGCGTCCGGTCTGGGAATGCGACAGTCACTGCTGGTGTTGCTTATCCTGCTGTTGTTGGAGGCGGCGGAAACACCAGCTACTCCCCGACCAACGGAAGCCCGTCATCGTTCGCTGGAATTGAAAGTGCCGGTGGTGGCTGGGCAGGACGCGGAGGCAGTGATTCCAGGGTTGCCAATGCTGGTGGCTCTGGAGGCGGCGGCGGAGGCAACAGTTACACTGGAAATCCAACTTATCGTCCAGGCGGTGCAGGCAACACACCTAGCGTTTCTCCTTCTCAGGGCAGCGATGGTGGGTATTCCAGCGGTCAAGGGCCAGCCTACGGCGGTGGAGGCGGCGGCGGTGCTGGTGCGATTGGCAGCAACGGAACATCAGTCGCTGGTGGAAATGGAGGCGCAGGTGTTGCGTCGAACATCACCGGAGCGTCTGTTTACTACGGCGGCGGCGGCGGCGGCGGAAGTTCTACCGGAACCAACTACGGTGTTGGAGGGCTTGGTGGTGGCGGCAACGGAGGCGCTGCTGGCACAGCCAACACTGGTGGTGGTGGCGGTTCTGGAGCCGCAGGCGGCTCTGGTGTCGTCATCGTGCGATACCTGACTGCAGATGCACCGACACCTGCCAAGGGCGGCACGATCACAACTGATGGTCTTTACACCGTCCACACATTCAACAGCACAGGGACATTCGTGCCATGAGTTACTTCGCTGAACTAGACGACAACAACGTCGTGCTGCGCGTTCTCGCAGTTCCAGACGAGCAAGAGAGCCGAGGCGAAGACTACCTTGCCGTCGACATCGGTCTTGGCGGTCGATGGATTCAAACATCTTTCAATGCACGCATCCGTAAGCGGTTTGCAGGTGTCGGAGACACCTACGACAAGGAACGAGATGCATTCATCCCGCCGAAGCCAGAAACAGGCGATCATTTTTGGGATGAAGAACTTTTCGACTGGCAACCTTCAACAACTGAAAGGACATAAACATGGCAACCAATTCCCAAATCCCATTCAACCCGCAAGGCAAGACCGTCGTCGTCGCTGCAGCTGCAACTGCGCCAGACGGCGTGCAAGCACCAGTCCTTGAGTTCAACAACCAGCAAGCCGCAGGCGAATATCGCATTGTCAATGCTGGCACGAACACAGTTTTCTTGGGCGTAGGCAGCACCGCCGCAGCTGCAAAAGCAAACGCTGTGGCACCGATTGCCGGAACACCATCAGCCGCTGTCGTGCTGCTTCCTGGTGCTGTGGAGATTTTGCGCTTCGGTGTGAATTCGTTTTTCAGCGGACTGGCTTCTGGCGCGACGACTGTGTACGTCACCCCAGGCCAAGGCTTGTGATGGCGGAGACAGACACGATGGCATTCGAAAACGGAGAAATCGACCCAGTGAAGTACGGTGTCCTGTGGCAAAAAGTGCAGGACATGGACAAGAAAGTGGACAAGATGGAGCGCCAACTGGAAGAGCTGCTCGCGCTGGCCAACAAGTCCAAAGGCGGCTTGTGGTTCGGAATGGCAATCGCTTCTGGCGTTTCCGGCTTCATCGGCTTCATCGCAAGCCACTGGAAAGGAAGTTGAGCCATGGCCGCAGACCCAGTCACCGCCGCGCTGAACATTGGCAGCCAGCTCATCGAGCGCTTGTGGCCCAACCCCGCTGATGCCGACAAGGCCAAGTTGGAGCTTATGGCCATGGCGCAGCGCGGAGAGCTGCAGGAGCTGGCTGGGCGTGCCGAGATCGTCAAGGCGGAGGCCGCTTCCGAGCACTGGCTCGCCGCCAACTGGCGTCCAATCCTGATGCTGACCTTTGGTGCGCTGATCGTCGCACGCTGGTTCGGTTGGGCAGCACCAAATCTGTCTGAGGCCGAATACCTGAAGCTCTGGTCCATTGTTGAGTTGGGCATCGGCGGCTACGTTATCGGGCGCAGCGCCGAGAAGGTTTTGCCCACAGTTGCTGCGGTTTTGAAAAAATGAACTTCAAGCTCTCTCAGCGCTCGCTCAACAACCTGCAAGGCGTCGACGAGCGCCTTCAACGAATCGTGAAGCGTGCCATCACGCTCACCAAGGTCGACTTCGCAGTGATCGAAGGCTTGCGCAGCGCCGAACGACAGCTGGAGCTCTTCTACAAGGGCGCCAGCAATGTGAAGGAAGGCGGCAAGCACCAAGAGGGGTTGGCCGTCGACCTGATGGCCTTCCTCGGCAACCGTGGTTCTTGGGAGCTGGCGCTGTACGACGAGATTGCTGACGCCATGCGCGTGGCGGCGAGCGAAGAAGGCGCACCACTGCGTTGGGGTGCAGCTTGGAATGTGCCGGACATTCGCGCTTGGAATGGCTCGATGGAGTCTGCCATGAACCACTACGTCGACGAACGACGCAAGGCTGGCAAGCGCCCATTCATTGACGCTCCGCACTTCGAGCTAGTCTGACCAGCGCTCTTCGGCCTCGCGTGTGATTCGGCGCTCGTCCTCGTCGGTCATTTTCTTGGCCAACCAGTCGGCGGGATAGCCTTTGCGGTCGAGGACGTCGAACTCGCATTCGGTGTAGCCGTAGAAGTCCATGTCGCTGTCGCAGGTGTGCGGCGAGCCACGGTGCGGAGGCTGCACAAACATGTGTGTGACGCGTATGGTGCAGGGGATGCCGGCAATTCGGCTGTCGAATTCCATGACGCTCATTTGCAAGCCCCTTCACCGTTGAACGCTGGCCAACCGGCCTGACCCTTGCTTTCCTTCCACAGCTTCACCATGGAGCAGTACTCTGCCTGCTGGCGTGCTTCTTCTTCTGCGTCGAACGAGCCGACAACTCCCATCAGCACCAAGATGGCGACGAGGGCGAGGATTGCTTGATAGCGTTTCATGTTCATTTCCTTTCTAAGTTGGTCCAGCGGTTGCTGTAGGCGAATTTTGCCCGACTTTTCCACGGTCGGGCAAGCTATTTATGAAAATAATGCCAGTCCTTTGTCAATAATGGTGTCGGCGACGTCTTTTTTGCTGCTGAGCGCCTTGACGACGGCCTCGTCGATGGTGCCCTTGGCGACGATGTTCACATAGGTGACATTGCGTGTCTGCCCAATCCGGTGGGCGCGGTCTTCGCTTTGCAGCCGGTCGCGCAACGAGAAGTTGTTGCTGAAGTAGATGACATAGGATGCCGCGACAAGGGTAATCCCTGTTCCGCCAGCTTGCTGGTTGCCTACGAACACCTGCGCTCCGCCGCGCTCGAAGTCTTCGATGGCTTGGGTGCGGTCGTCCTTGCCGACTCCGCCGTGGTATTGCACGCAAGCAATTCCGGCCTCCTGCAGACGGCGGACAATGTCCTCGATCTCGATGCGGTAGCGTGCCCAGACAATCACCTTGTCACCTTGCTCAACGATGCGCTCCACGCGCTCGACCAGCAAGTCGAGCTTGGGATTGTCGCCATCGATGCGCACAGGGTCTTGCGACAAGGGGTGGATGTAGTAGCCGCTGGTGATCTGCGCGAGCTTGGTGACGGCCACGAGCTTGTTGAATGGCGTTTCCTCGTTCTCGAACACGATGCGGCATTCTTCCTCGGCCTTCTTGTACACCTCGATCTGCTCGCGCGTCATGCTGAACACCAGCGTTTTGTAGATCTTCTCGGGCAGGTCCAAGCAGTCCTTCTTCAGCACGCGGAAGCTGTGTGGTGCGATGAGCCGCGAGAGTTTGTCGAGGTTGCGGTACTTGGGACGGCCTCCGACGCCACGCGCCACCACCTGCGGCGTGAAGCGCGAGCCTGACCGCTTCTTGATTGCCGTCAGGAGCGGGTTGCCTTCCTGCAGCATCTCGGCGTACTCAGCCTTGAACGCATAAAAGCTCGTCGTGCGCAAAATAGTCTCGTCCAGGAAAGTGAACTGGCTGAAGGCGTCGAACGGCGCGTTGTTGATCGGGGTGCCGCTCATGATGCGACGCCAGTGGCTGAACTTCTTGAGCTTCATCAACGCCTTGGTGCGTGCGGCGGACGGGTTCTTGATGGCGTCGGACTCGTCGCACACAATCATCAAGCGCCTCGTCGTGTTCGCAAACCGCTCCGCCTCCTCGAATCCGCGCTTGCTTTGCAGCGCCTCCCAGTTCATGGTCAGCACGCGCAGCTCTCCGGAACTCGGGTTGTCGTAGAGCGCCTCCAGCGCTTCCTTGTCGCGCTTGTTGCCGCCAGCCACCCATGCAGCCGACTTCCAACGAACCCAATCTGGCATGTGCTTGGGCAGCTCCAGCCGAGTCCAGTTTGTGTGCACGCCGTTGGGCGCCAGCACGAGCACAGCGTCACAGTCCTGCGACGACCACAAGTCGGCGATGTTGTTGATGACGATCCATGTCTTGCCCGTGCCCATCTCGGCCAGCAGCGCAAAGGCCTGTTGACGGCCGAAGCGGTTCAGGCACTCTAGTTGATGTTTGTAGGGCTTCGTCTTGAACTTGCTGCCTTCGAAGTCCAACTCTAGTTGCTGCGGCGCAGCGCGTTGCGCAGATGTGTCCATTGCTCTTTCTCCTTCACGGGTTTGTTGGTGTGCCACACGGCGTTGTCGATCAGCTGGTCAACGGTCATGTCGTTGATCTGGTCGGCCAGCCCTCCGCCGATCAGAATCCAGCGCTTGTCTGTGGCGATCAGCACGTAGCACCGGCCTCCAGCGCGGCGCTGACGCAGCATCCAGTTGGCTTGCTCTTGGCTGACGCGATGGTTGGAGCCGAAAAGCCTTGTAGTGGTGCGCACCGGCTCCTTGGGAGACTTGAGCTCCACCCAGCACTCCACGCCGCCGCTGCAGAAGTTGATGTCGGGCATGCCGGTGACGACGGCATTTTCAATGCGGTCCAGCCGGTCTCCTAGTTGTGGGACATTATTCTTGAACGTCTTGTAGTCGTTGCTCTCAGCCATCGAGCCGCCTCCACTTTGTGATGAACGCGTAGCGTATGTTGTTGAAGAACTTGGCACGAATCATCAGGTGCGCCCCAACCGGCACCGACTCCAGCATCTCGCGCCCGATGCGTTGAAAGTCGAAGCGCCCGATGCGTCCTCCGATGGTGCCGGTGTCGTCGCGCAAGCGCACGTCCAAGAACTCCAACGGGCCGCGCTCCATCTTGCCGCCACGCTTCTTGACGTTGACCTCTTCGTTGGCGTTGCGTGCGTTCTTGTAGACAAGTTCGCCGAGGAACACGCGCTCTTCGTTGTGGGGCACGCCCTCCAAGTCGACGATGTAGCTCAGGTGCGAAGCGATGCCGTTGCCGTGCGGGTCTTCGTACAGGTGCTTGTAGTTGGTGCTGAACGGGAAAATGTCGGCGAAGATGTTGTCGGCCTTCTCAATCTCGTCGCGCTGCTTTTGCGTGAGCTGACCGGCGTCGCGAGCGGCGATGAGCTTGGAGGCTTTGCTTTCGCCAATGCCCTTCAGCGCCACAAAGCCGCCGTAGAGCTTGCCGTCTTGCACGGACCAGTTGAGCTGGCTCTTTTCCAAGTCGAATGCAACGTACTCGATGCCCTCGCGCACCATTTCACGCAGGAGCTCGACCGCGCTGTCCTCGTCCTTGGCGTTGCGCAAGTTGGCGGCAGCAAACTCCAGCGGGTGGTGCGCCTTCAGGTAGGCGGTCCAGTAGCTGATCACGGCGTACGAGTACGTGTGCGCCTTGTTCATCTGCCACGCGCCCATGGCGTTGATCGTCTCCCAAGTGGCACGCGCCTCCTTTTCGCCAATGCCTTGGCTGGCGGCTCCGGCCTTGAACTTCTCCCAGTAGGTGTCGAAAAACTCCTTGCCCATGCGCTTGGACATGGCCTTGCGGATTGTGGACGTTTCCTTCCAGTCGAACTTGCCGATCTCGCGCACAATGGCCAGCGTTTGCTCTTGGTAGACGGGCAGGCCGTAGGTCTCCTTCATGTGCTCTTCCACCAGCGGGTGGATCGGGGTGTACGGCTCGCCGTTCTTGCGGCGCACGTACTTCTCCGTCACGCCACCGCCGAATGGCCCTGGACGCGCCAGCGCTGTCACGGCGTCAATTTCCACGACCGTCTTGAAGTCGATGTCGCGGCTGATTGCGCGCAAGGCGTTGCCTTCGAATTGGAAGATGCCGCACATACGTCCTTGGTTGAACACGTCGTAGGTCTTCGGGTCGTCGAACGGCAAGTTGTACCAATCGATGTCCAAGCCGCTGTCCTCCAGCACGCCCAGCGTTCGCAAGCCCAACACGTCGATCTTCAACAGCCCAAGCAGCTCCGCCGCTCCCTTGTCGATGTGGGCGATGCCGTGCGCGTCCACCACGGCGTAGTTGGTGATCTCGTCGTTGCACACAAGAAGGCCAGCGGCGTGCACCCCAGTGTGCGAGGCGTGGCCCTCGATGAGCGATGCAGCCTTGGCCTGCGGGTAGGCGGCAATGAACTCTTGTCCAGGCTTGGTGGTTTCCAGCGTGTCTTGCAAGCAGTTGTTGGCGCGTGAGTCGGCGGACGAACGCTCGATCATTGCGACCTTGACGGCGGCAGTGGCCGCTGGCGGGATGTTGAGCGACTTGCAAACTTGTATGAGGGCGCTCTTGGGCTTGAACTGGCTGACCGTGCCAATGTGGGCGACGTTGTTGATGCCGTATTTGTCGGCCATGTAGTCGAACACCATCTGGCGCTTGTCGTCGGGGAAGTCCAAGTCGATGTCCGGCAAGTCCGTGCGGCTCACATCGATGAATCGCTCGAAGTACAACTTGGGCGGGATTGGGTCAATCTCGGTGATGCGTGCCAAGTAGCACACCAACGACCCTGCCGCCGAGCCGCGCGACGGGCCGACGAGCATGTGTTCCTTGGCGTAGTGCACCATGTCGGCCACGATGATGAAGTACGACTCAAAGTCCTTGGAGCGAATCAACTCCAGCTCGTAGTTCAGCCGGTCTTCATATTCCTGCGTCCAGCGGCTTTCCATCTTGCGGAAGCGAATCCCGTCGCGGCAAATTTGCTCCAAGTTGCCTGCCGCACGCACCATTGGCGCCACGGGCAAGACCAAGTCAGCGCACGCGCCAGCGATTCCGCGCAAAGTGCCATTGGTGTCACCGATCTCAATTATGTGCTGCGGCGTTTGCTTCAGCCCTGCGCGACTCACCAACTCGTAAACGTCCCTGTCCTCCGGAAAAGCGTAGGCGTTGTCGCCGACGGACACTGTTTGAAGTGAATGACGTTGGGCGACATTGGCCTTCTTCATGTTGAGAATGCGGCTGGACGGGTCTGTGTCCACAAAAGCACCCACCTGCGCCAGCCACTCGCCGTCCAAAACGTCGCCAGCGAACTTCAGGATGTTGGTGCTCATGGCCTCCACATCTCGGCGGTAGAGCCGAGGGATGCTGCCAGTCCTGGTAGGGATGGTCTGCTGGTGGCTTTTCGAGGCCAGTCGGTACAACTCCCCTAGGCCAGCCGTATTTTTGGCTAGGAACCACATGCTGTGGGTCGATTCGTCGTCTGAAACGCACAACTCCACGCCCAGCATTGGTTGGATGCCAGCGGCCTTGCACGCCTTGAACCAAGGGACATGACCCCATGTGGACGCATTGTCCACGATTCCAGCCGCCGTGACGCCCAGTTGTTGTAGCCGTTCGACGACTCGGTGGATCGGCGCAAAGGTCTGGCCGAAGCTGTATTCAGTTCTGATTTTCAGTTGTATCATAGTTTGCACGCCTTTGTTGCTTGTTCTAGTTGTGCGACCGTGCACGCGTCCAGCTGGGCGTCGTGAATTTCCATGCCGAGATTGACGGCCTTGAGTTCTTCGCCAGTGAACAGGAAGCGGTCGCCCTTGGCCTCGCCGCGCACGCGCACGGACTCGATGGCTGCTTGCGCCGCGAGAATATCTGGGAACCAGTCCCTGCCGAGCCCCAAATTGGCCAGTTCGTGCATAATCCTGAATGCTATCATGATGTCACCCATCTCAGAGCGTCTTCCCTCGCCCTTCAGCAGCTGCGCAATCGCCAAGTGGTTCCGCACCCTGACCGTTGAGATGATGTCACCAGCGGCGTCGTTCACGCGCTTGAATCCCGACAAGACGTACGCCAGCGGGTCGTCGATCTTTGTGCGTGGCCGGTACTTGCTGCGCTTGCGCATCATGCCTCCCCTGTCAGCTTCTTGAAGAAGTTGTCCGCCGCCAGCACTTCGTACACGGCATAGGCATCCTCGTTTGCGCGGTGCGTCTGGGCCAGCGGCTTGCCGAGGATGCGCTCGTACAGGTCGAGCAGCTTCATGCGCTTGCCGAACAGGTGGCGGTATTCCTGAATCGTGCACAGCGTCTCTGCAGGCCAGGGAAAACCCTCCCGCTGGCATCGTAGCAACTCATTCGACATCATGCCAACGTCGAACGGCGCGTTGTGGGCGATTCCGAGGTCGGCTCCGGCGAACACCTCCTCCACGGCTGGCAGGATTTCGCGGAACTTGGGCTTGCCGGCAAGGTCTTCGTTGGTGATGCCGGTGATCTTGGTGATCTCGGCGCTGATTTCCTGCTCTGGGTCGATGAGCCAGTTGTGCATTTCATGCAGCTCGCCGTCCACGACGACCACGACGCCCAGCTCAATGATGCGGGGTTGCTTTTCCAGCGGCACGGCCTTGGGCAGCAACAGCCCTGTTGTTTCGGTGTCAAATATGACGGCTTTCATTTAACGGCTCCAGTTCTGAGTTGTAGTTTGGGTGTGGGGCTTGTGGCGGTTGCGGCACCACCACTTTGTGCGTCACTCGGCCCCACGTTCGCGACACCCTGGAGGAGAAGGAGTTTGGCAACTGCCGTTCGGGCAGCGCCAATTATCCTCTTACTCCTTGGTTGGCGGCACGTCCTTGCGCACGATGAACTTCAGGTCGACGCCGAGAATGTCCTTGGTGTCGAAGATCACGTAGTTGTACCAGCGCTTGCCGGAGATGACGGGGTTGGTGTGCGAGTCGGTGAGCACCTCCTGCGCCACGGAGATGTGTCGCTCGGCGAAGAATGCACGCCACTTCACGAGGTCTTCAGCCGAGCAGTGCATGCCGAGGTGCGACACGCTGTTGCGGCCACGCGTCAGGTCGTCCATCCAGTTGGGGCCGGTGGTGTAGTCCAACACCTCGAACTCCTTGCCGGCAAAGATGTCGTAGTTGAAGCTCAGGTTGGCTTCGTTGGTTCCTTCCTTGCCGAAGACCTTGCCGGTGGCAATGACGTGGTCCTCGGCCCACTCGGCAGCGCCGATCTCGGAGAGCAGTTGCTTGGCGGCAACAGGGTCTTTGGGGACGATGGCGATCTGTTCGATGACGAATTTCATGGTTGTGTTTCCTTTGTGGTTGATGAGAAATTGGTTCAAGCACCGTAGGGCAAGATGCACCCCGTCAGGTGTTTGTGATGCGCCTTGTCTTGCAACAAGAACGTGATGAACTCGGCGACGCGAGCCGGTGGCGTTTCTTCGCCACACAGCAACCCGTTGAGCTGGTATTGCTGCGCGTATTCCTTTGTCCAGCCACGGGTGGCGACAACCTGATCGTCGATCGAGTCGCTCATGCCTGTGCCGGCCATCTTGTTGGGCGCGACGCCGAAGACGGTGATGTTGTGCTTCTTGGTGAGCTCACGAGCCAGCTGCAGCGTCATGATGTGGGCAGCGCCCTTGGAGGCATTGTACGCCAGCGAGCACGTCATCGGCATGTGCGCCGCATTGCTCACGATGTTCACCACGGTGCCTTGCGACTTGGCCAGCAAGGGCAAGCACGCCTGCGTCATTTTGAAGATGCCCTTGGCGTTCACGTCCATGACCATGTCCCACTGCGCTTCCGAGAAGTTCTCGAGCCAGTCGATGATGTTCACTCCGGCATTGTTGATCAACACGTCCAGCTCGTCGATGCCGCGCAAATTTGGACGACGAACGTCGCAACCGGCATGGATGTCGTACTCGTACACGATGTGGCCGTCGTCCGTCAGCTGGCGAGCCAGCTCTGCGCCCAAGCCTTTGCCCGAGCCGGTGATGAGGATTTTGCTCATTGCTGCGCTCCTTTTTGTTCGATGGTGATGGCTTCGCACATGGCGGCGTACACGCCGAGGTCGTGAACCGAGTCTTGGTGCGACAAGTTGCTGATGGCGTACCGGCTGAGCTTCACGAGCATGAGCTCGAACAGGTGGAACTGGTCTTGCACCACCAGCTCGGGCGGCACGCCCTTGGGGAAGAGAACGGCCATGAGCTTGGCGACCATGCGGTAGTTGTCGCCATACACGGCATTGCGCTCGCGGTAGGTTGCCGCCATCTCGGTGAGAATGTCGGCGGCTGTCTTTTGTGTTGCCATTGGTTGCTCCTTCAGCAAAGACCGGTGAGGTCGGGTTTATGATAGTTCGGGCCTTTTTGAATCTTGCCCTGCTCGTTGAAAATCGGCTTGCCGTCGGCGTCGAACTTGGACCAGTTGCTGGTGTTCACTCGACGGACAGCTTCCGTGACTTGCATCTTGGCGCAGTGGCCGACGCCTACGCCTGTCACGATCTGGTCGGCGATCGAATCCAAGAACTCTTCGCGGCTTTCGACGAACACGTCGCCGCCGTTCTTGAGTGCGTCCGACAACCGCAGCATCATCAGGTGCGTCGCGTTCACCAAGTTGTTCAGCTGCGCGTCCTCGGAGCCGAGCGTTGCAATTTGCTCCGCCACCTCTTCAAAATGACAACCGAGCTGCACGCAGAACTGTTGGTGTGTCGGAGAAGGTCGAGCACGGTCGTGCCACATATGAATCAGGTCAATGCTCATGCATGTTCCTTGGTTGGTGCGGTGTAAGCGCACTGGTTGTGAATTGCTCGCACCTGCGCCATGACGCCGTGTTCGCGGTACATCTGCACAACGTCCTCGCGGTCGTCGTAGGCGCAGTGGATTTCATCCAGCCCAATGCCGTACAGTTGTGGCAACCACTGCAGCTGCATGCGCTTCAAGTCGCGTGAGTGCCGGTGATCGCCGTTGTTGCGCATGATGAGGTGTTCCACCGCTACGCCCTTGCGCATCAGCCACTCGGTCGTCAGCGCGTGGTACGCCACTGGACGCGCCGTCAGCACCACGATGCGGTGTTCGCAGTTGCGGAACAGGTCGGTGTTGCCAGCTTCGTCGAAGGCCGACAGCAAGTGGTAGTCGTGGTAACGCTCTTGTGGGTTGGTCTTTTGCCAATTGATTTTCCTGATGCGCCAAGCGTCGTCGGCGATTGTGTTGTCGAGGTCGAGGATGATCACGCTCATTGCTCGGTCTCCTTTGGCTCTTCATAGACGACGGCCACCGTGCTCGGGATGTACGAGTAGTTCGTCTCGATCTTGTTGAAGGGCTTGTCGCCGGTCTGCACCAGAGCGTTGGCGTGCGTCAAGATGATCTGCTCGATCTCTTCCTTGGTGAATTCGATTTTCATTTTGCGGCCTCCTTGCGCATCTTGTCGACGATCTTCAACAGCTCGCCCTTCTTGAGCAAGTTGCCGCCGTACTCGCGCTGGGCGAAGGCTTCAATCTCGGCAAAGTAGTCGCGCCCTGCTTGGAACAAGAACTTCTCGGCCCAAGGGTGAACGCGCAACACTTCGTCGACCATGGCGTTGACGACCTTCTGGTACTCGCTCTGGGTGCGGCCTCCCGTGCGCGACTTTGCGAGGTCCACAAAGGTGCGCAGGTTGAACTTGCACACGATGTTGGTGGCGATGTTGGTGGGGAGCACGCCACGTGCGTCCTCGGCGGCTTGCCCAAGGTCGAGCAGCGTGCGGTAGGATTGCTTGATGGTGCTCAGGCACTGCTCAATCACGCTCATGGCCCGTGGGTCGGCCTTGTTGCGGTCGGTGAACACGTAGTCGAACTCGCCCATGTCGAGCACGCGCATCGTCTGCTGAGCGTAGCTGGCGGCGCGGGTGCGCACTTGTTGGTGCGTGTAGGCGCGGCTAACGCCTTCGACGAGGAACACGTAGTCCACAAACTCCCAGCTGCTGGGGATGGTGTTGGCCATGTATTCCAGCTCCTTGAGCTTGTCGGCCATCGGCATGGCGCGGATTGTGTCCAGCAGTCCAGGCGACATCGTGAGGCGCGTGGCCTTGGTGAACATCAGCAGGTTCTCGGCGTCCTGCGTGTGGTTGATCAGCGTGACTTTCATGATCAGCCTCCAACCTTGATGCCGCAGTCCATGTTCGCCAAAGAGCCTTTCAGCCCAGCAGCGATGGCGGAGATTGCTTCGGCGTTGGCCTTGGCTGCAGCGGCCAGAGCTTCCACAGCGGCACGGGCGTGCTCGTTGGCGGCGCTGGTGTTGACGATGCTGCAGTTGCTGACGGTGTAGGACGGAGAGGCTTGTTGCTGCTCGGGTTGCTTGCGCTTGGTTGCCATTTTCATTTCCTTTCTAAGTTGATGGACGGAAGGGCGCGTGGCCCTCCCGATTTTAAATCACTCCGCCGCCTGAACAACGGTGAAGTGAAATTTCTCGTTCCATGCCAGGGAGCCAGCGGCCTTGAGCTGGGCGCGGAACTTGATGTGCTTGGTCATCGGCAGGCCGTGGTGCTCGAAGGCGGCACGCACCGACTTGAACTCGACGCCATTGACTTGGACGCGATGCTTGACGGAGCGGCGGTCGTGCACGGCTTTGTCAGACCAGCTCTTGCGCACGCCCTCTGCGCGGGTGACGCTCTTGGCGGGAGCGTTGTAGACCTTGCCGTTGGCCCAGTACTCGGTGGAGCAGTGGTGGCAGAACAACCGCTCTTCGCTCTTGACAGCGTACGTCTGGTCGTGCTCAGCACCACATGCAGGGCAGCAGGAGCCGTCTTGCGGAATCTCCTTCACCTCGACGGCTTCGGCGTTGAGCTTGGCCTTGGCACGGGCGAGACGGAGCGACACGGCGGCGGTTCCGGCGCACAACTCGACGAAGGTGGAGATGGGGCGGTGGGTCAGCATCCCACCGCCCGCACCAACATCTCCCGCTCCAGCCGCAACTCCGCCATCTCCGCGTCAATGGCCACGATCCGCTCCACCAGCATCCGCCGCGTCAACGGCGCGGCCTTAGGAACAGCCTCCATCTGGCGGACGCTGTAGAGGTGCGGGGACCTCCGATCGTCGCGCTGCAGCGTTTGATCACGCTCGGCGCGGTCGAGGTGCGCGAACGCGATCTTGACGGTGATTCCGAAGTGATCTGCCACATCCCGCGACGTCGCCGATCCCCGTGTCCGGACGTAGGCGACGACTTCCTCTCGGCGTAGGTCGGTCACTGGCCACCCCGCTTGGCACACTGCGAGCACACCTTGTCCAGCGGCTCCGGCACCGAGACCTCCATCCCCTCCGACAGCGGCACGGACCACGAGCACCGCGACCGGTTGTCACCAGCGGCGATGAGGTGCCACGCGCTCTTCTGGTTGTTCCGCGTCCACAGCGCGACGGGCGGCCGGACATCGGCGCTCCACCAGTCCTTGATCACGCGCCAGTGGAAGCCGATGTAGTAGCAGAGACCGCCCGGCACCCGCACCCAGCCCTCCGTGAGCCGCTTGGCCTCCAGTGCCGCGGCCTTCTCGGCAGCGATCCGGGACTCCTCTTCGCGGAGGATCCGGTGTATGACCGTCTCAACCTGCCGCGCGTCGTCCCAC